CCATTCCCAACCGCGCCGGTGATCGAAAGCGACGCCCCGATAACCTGAAGGGCATTGCCTCCTTGTGCGCCGACAAGATCGTGAAACGGTAGGTGAAGACCCTGAGTGTCGGTCGTTGCCGCGGCCATGTTGCAGGCGGCCTGAGTTTGCCCGACGGCATCAAAGTCGATCTGATCATCAATAATGGTGAGACAGCGACTTGCTGTTTGAAACGCAGCAGCGCCCGGCGCAAGTCCATCCGTCGCGCCGGTCGTATCGGTGCCGTTCGTGTAGTCGCTATAGAAATTAGTGAGCGTGCCGAAAGTCGCCGGAGGCCGCCAGCGTCCCGGCCGCGATAGCACTGTCCACGCGCCATTGACGATGCCAATCTTGCACGTCTGTCCCGGCCAAAGAATATTTTGTGTCGAGCAGCCGCTGCCGCTTAGACCGGCAATGCCCTTGCCGCGGAGCGTTGTGGTGTCGCCATTGGTTATATTCACGACGCAATTCGACGGAAAGCCGGAAACACCTGGCACCGTAATGGTGAAAAAGCCGGTCGATCCCGTGCCGGCCTGCACGGTCCCGCCGCAATATTTCGCCGCGATCGTGGTGTTCGCGGTGACCGGCCACGGCAGGTTGGCGTCGACGCCGTAGCCCAGGAACGTGGCGCCGGCGCCGAGGCAGGCGGCCACGATGATGGCGCCGGTCAATCCGAAGCGGCGCAACAGGCCGGACTGTTTGTTTGCTTGATCGGTCATCGCGTTGTGCATCTCATCATAGTCCATAGCCGGAATTCACGCCATCGCTGAAGGGAATCAACTCGAACCGCGATCCCGTGGGCGGCGACAGCGAGGTCGAGCCGTCGAACGTGTCCGCGCCGGTCGGCACCAGGGTCACCGCCGCCGATCCGATCAAAACCTTGAAGGTGATCGAGCCGACGCGCGACGATGCCGCAGGCACGGTGATTGTCAGCGGCGAAGTGACATTAACGTTAAGGATGACGTCGTCGGCCGTGACCGGCAAGTCGGCCGAGCTGCCGACGGCGCGCTGTTTTTCGGCGCGCCGCGCCAGCGCGAAACCGCCCGCCGTCGCGCCGTCGTGCACCACGGCGCGGTTGTTGGTGGTGTCGACCACGACCTCGCCCTGCGCGCCGGTGAAGCTTAAGACCTGGGCCGAGGTGCCGCGGCGCAGTTGGACCTGTGTTGGCGTTGTCATCAGGCAGCCTTTTGCCGCGCGCGGTCGGGTTGGAGGGCGGCGAGCGCGCGCGGCGGTAAATCCACCACGCCGTCGTCGTTGCCCGGCAACATCTTTTCCAAGTCCAGCGCGCCCATGATTTCCTGAAGATCGACGGTACTGATGCCGCTACCGCAACTGCCGCTGATGAGATTGGCGCTGTAGGTAATCGATGATGCAATTTGCGGCGCATCCAAAAGCACCACAGAATCAGTGAGATTAAGGGCTGTCGCCCCGCCGTTCATGTTGTGCGTTACGAGCGTCGTGCTTCCCCTCTTATAGGTCCATTGCGTAACCGCGGAAGCACTGTTTGGCTGACAATTTATGACGAAGGTCATCCTGACCAGATTGACGGCAGACGTCGGCGCAATCGCTTGCGTCAGGCTATTGGCAAAGACGTCCTGCACCAAGTCACCCGGCTTGTGCACGCCGGGCCCAAACACCTGGACCTTGCTCGGCGTCGTCGCCCAACCGGTGCCGGACGTCCATGTCACCTCGATATAGCCGGCGATGCGGATGGCTTTGCCGGACAGGCCCCCGACCGAAGTCTGGATGACGCCGGCGCTGCCGCCGCCCGACGTGCCGGACCCGGTCGACTGCAGCGCATCTTCGGCCAGCGGGTAGATTTGCGCCGCGGTCGATTGGTTGCTCAACCCGACCAGGATCGACGTGCACGCCCCCGTCGCTTCGGTCTGGCAGATCAGCTCGACCCAAAGCCTACAGAGGACGGCGGTCGTGCATCCCATGGTGTTGCCGCTGGTGACTTGGAACGACAGCGCCGACGTGATCTGACCATAGACGATGCCGTTGGATCCGTTATTGAGTGTCTGCGATCTGAAATTGACCAACACCGGATTAGTTGGCGACGACGGATTGCTGCCGTTCACGCCGAGGACGGACACCGTGAGATTGTTGCCGGAGACGGCCGCGGCGAGCTGAAGATTGAGCGGCGAGCCGTAGCCTTGCGAGGACTGCGCCAAACCCGAGGCGCCGACGCTCAGCCCGACCGTCGACAACGCCGCACCTGTCGCGCGCTCGTAATGGATGATCTGCACGTTGGTCGCGGTCAGCGCCAGAACGATGGCGTAGTCGCCCGCGGCCGTGACGATGTTGCTGCCGTTGTTCGGCAAGTTCAGCGGCGTGCCGCCGGCGCCGGTGCCCTGGGTCAAGGTCAGCGCGCCGGCAAACGTCACGATCTTGATGGTGCCGGGTACCGCGTCGGCGTTGGCAAGCTGCGTGATCGCGGTCGTCCCGGTTACCGACACCGAAGAGGCCGGCACCGACCACAGATCCGTGATTGAGGCGCTGGCCAGCGTCGCCGGGACGCCGCCGCCGATCTGCACCGCATTCAAATGGTTGGTGGCGTCGACGTTCCAGAGATTATTCCAGGCTGCGCCGTCCCATTGCGCCACATAGCCGCTAGAGGTGTTCCACCACAGCATACCGGTTGTCTGCGAAGACGGGGCCGTGCCGCCGGCGAACAGGCCGAGCGCTGCGCCATAGCAATTGTTGATGTCCTGCACCAATGTGAGCCCCGACACCGTGCCCGATGTCGGCATGACGCAGATGGCGGGCACCGCCAATGCGGGAGCTGCCGCAACGATGGTAGCGGCGGCCGATAATGCGGCGAAAACCGCGCGAATGCGTTTGATCATGTCAAAATCCCTCGACCGTTATGTTGACGTTGTCACGCTCGACCCGCGAGCCGCCGTTGGTGAACGCAATGGTCAGCTGCGACAGCGACAAGCCGCTGATGCTGTATTGATCGCCCGCCGTCGGCTGCCACGACACGCTCACATAAGGCAGATCGTCGGTGCCCGGGCCGCCGTTGAAGAGCGCCGGCGTCGTGGTGCCGTCGCGCCGGAAGGCGATGGTGAGGCCGGAGCCGCCGCTCGGCACTGTTTGCTGCTGATAATGATCGATGCGCGACGGCAGCTGCACCGCAAAGCTGAAGGCTAAAGCCTCGGCGATGGTGTTCGGGTCGCTGGATTGCAGAGCCAGCCGGAAATTCCAGGCCATTGCCGGATAGACGCCCGGCACGAACTTTTGCCAGGCGCCGAATGTCGAGCCGTCCTGCGACAGCGCGATCTCGATCCAGCCGTCGACATATTGGGTCGAGGCCGAGCCGAGAATGTCGGGATCGGTCAGGACGTCGGCATCGGCGAGAACATTCTGGCCGACGGGCACGCCCTGGATCTGGGTCGACGCATTCACCGAAGCCTGCACCACCGATCCGGCATTGACGATGTGCGCCGCCGGGATGGTGTAGTAGAGCGGCGTATCGGTGATCACGCCGCCGAAATCGAGCACGTCCGGCGTCGAGAACACGATGGTGTCGCCGGACAGAACGGTGCCGGTTACCGGCGCGCTGATGGTGACCGTCGCCACCGCTCCGGTGATGGAGCCGTAATCGATGTCGGTCGTGGCCGTGGTCGCAACCGCGCCGTAATCGACGTCCGCCGTCGCCGCGCCCGCGACCGAGCCATAATCGATGGCGTTGTAGCCGATCGCGGTGACGGTCGCGAGCGCCGCAATGACGCCGCCCCTGGTGGTATCGGCGACCGCCATGCCGACCGCAACGTTCGACGGCAGATAGCCGAACGACAGAACGTTGCCGCTGGCGGTCGCCGCGCTGGTCACCGCCGACTGCAGCAACGGATTGACGCCGAGAATATTTCCGGCGCCGCCGAGCCGCAAGTTTCCGGCATCGACGCCGATGCCGTTCTGGAACGTGCCGGTCCAACCGGTCGCCTGTTCGTCGAAGCCGGCGAGCAAGTTGAGCGACAGCTGGTTGCCGGAAATCTCGATCGACGAGGCATTCTCGCTATAGACGATCAGCCCCGCGACCGGCTGGCAGCGCGCCTTGATGAGGAAGGTGCCGTTGCCTTGCGCGATGAACGGCGGATGCGCCTGCGAGCGAATGAATTGCGCATTGTCCCAGGCGGCGCCCTGGCGAACCTCGTAGAGAATGCCGTTGCGAAAGTCCTCGATCTCGTCCCAGTAGATCTTCTGAAAGCCTGCCTCATAGTTGGTGTAGAGGTCGGCGACGTCGGGCAGCGGCGACGCCAGCGCCGCGCCGGTGATGGTGTACGCGAACGCGGTGCAGTCGGCGAGCGATTGCGTGCCGCCGCCGTAGACGTTGAAGCTCTGGAACTTCAGGTAGACCGTGTCGCCGATGCGGCTTTGATCGTAAGTGTAGGAGAAGAACGAGCCGTCGAGCCGCGCGAATTTGGTGCCGGCCGGATGGTCGACGATCTCGGCTTCCGTGCCGTAAGCGCCGCGCACCAGGTAATTGAGATTGTACTTGTTCGCGGCCGTCAGCGTCGCCGTCTCGTAAGAGACGATCTCGCCGCCGATATAGCAGCGGTTGTTCAGCGCCGCGGCATCGGCTTGCGTGCCCGACGACAGCATGCCCGCGCTTTCCGTCAGGTCGACCGACAGCGTGTTGGCCTGGTCGATGGTCTGCCCGCTGACGCTGACGCCGACCGGCGACAGGTCGGCGGTGGTGAAGCCGATCCGCGCCGACGCATTGACAGTGCCGATCTGGCTATAGTTGCCGTCCTGTTGATAGGACAGCCAGATATTGCAGCCGCCCCAGAGCGGATCGGTGCTGCACGCTCCCGCCATGATGGCAAGGCCGCCGCCGAGCTGGTCGGTCGGCTCGAAGATGAGGACGTCGGCGACCGAGCCCGGATCGACGTTGCGGTCGTTCGGCACATTGATGACCGATGTCGTCGCGTATTTGGTGGCGGTCGCATAGCCGAGCGGAAACTCTTCCGCGGTGATCTCCAGATAGCCGTTCTCGTTCTCCTCGATCGTGGTGATGCGGATCGGCGTCTTGTCGAGGCCGAGCACCGTGTCGGTGACGGTCACCAGGTCCATGGGATCGAGCAGGCAATATTCCCAGGATAGGCGAAACTTGTAGGTGTTGCGGATATAGACCGCGCGCTGCAGCATCAGCTGCGCCGAGATCAGGGCCACGCCGGTGTCGCAAATCTCGTGCGCCGTGACGGTCGGCGCGATGCGCTCGCCGCGGCCGCCGCCGAGGTTTTGGCTGGTCAGCTCGATGGCGTTCTGATCGCGCGCCTCGACCGGGGTGAGGTTGTAGGCATTGTTGCGATCGGCGCATTCCACGCGCCAGACATTGTAGGCCTCATAAGGATCGGTGCGCGACACCGTGAGCGGATCGGCGTTGTTCTCGACGATGTAATCGTCATCGCCGAGATCGTAGACCGGCGTCACGTTCGGATCGAACGTCACGCCGTTGCCGGTCACGGCCTGGTCGCCGTAGGGAATGAAGCGCAACAGGCCGCCGGACCACACCGCCGCGGTATTGGTCAGCTGCAGCCAGCGGTTCAGAATGCTCGACGCCGTCTCGGCATCGGTGAGCGCCGGGCTGAATGCCAGGCCGACGGCGCGGCAATATGTCTGGTACGATGCTTCGCCGCCGGAGCCGAACAGCGACGTCGTGTCGATCGAGGCCGAGGGAAAGCCGACGCCGTACTGCGCATTGGTCAAAAAGTCGGAGACCACCTGTGAGGGGTCGGCATCCACATAGACAGCGCTGTTGGGATAAAACGTCTGGCCGTAGCCCGTCGCATAGCGAAACCCCAACACCTCGAAATTGTGATTGTCCAGCGTTGCCTGGTCGCTGAGATCGTATTGCGCGGCGGCCGCATAGGCCGTGCCCTGATAGGCGAGCGCGACCTGGCCCAACAGCGCGGCCTCCCCCAGCGTCGGCTGATTGACGGCAAGAATGCCGACGATGGAATCGATCGCGCTCGGTGTCGCCAGATAGGACCACACCGTCTGCGGCGTGGTGCCGGGAAACAGCGACAGCCCGAGCCCGCCCAGGTTCGTCGTCGACTGTCCGCGCCAAACATTTCCGACGCCGGTAATCGGCCCTTCGCAGATCGCCAGGATGACGTCAGCCTTGTAATCGTATTGGCCGGTGTTGCTGCTGCCGCTGTTGAAAAGTCCCTTGCCGCCACTGCTGCTGCTGCCGACCGCAATCGCCCTGAAATTGGCGTACCAGATGACGTTCGGCGCCAGCTTGCTGGTTCCCCACACGATCGGGATCGGCAGCGCCGAGACCGCGGTCTGGATTTGCAGGCCGGTATAGTCCGGCGTCACTGCTGGTTTTGATCCGCCGCTGCGGAATATGCTCATGGCCTGCGCTCATGATTTCTTGGTGCCGTTTTTTTTGGCCCAGACGCTGAAAAAACGCGGCTTGCGCGCCGGATCGGCAAGCACGGCGTTGCGCGCGACTTCATCCTCGATGACAGTGCGCGCCTGGTAATAGGCGTGGACGATGCGCAACGGTGCCGCCGCGGTGACGATGCCGCCGTGCGAGTAACAGCGGCCGTAACGGAACACCATCACGTCGCCGGGCAGCGGCTCGGTCGCCTCGGCGCTGCGATCGAAGATGAAGCCGAGATAGCGCTCTTCGCTGCGATGCAGATGCCAGTCCACCGGATAAGGCCGCGGGTCGAACGGCGTGCACAGCTTCAAGTCGACGAAGACACGCACCAGCAGCATGCCGCAATCGACGCCGACGCCCTTGATATCGGCGCAGTTGTGATAAGGCGTGCCGATCCACGACCGCGCCTCGGCGACGACGGCTGCGCGTTGCGCGGCCTCAGACGACGGAGGACGGACGACGGACGACAGATTGTCGTCCTCCACCATCTGTCCTCTGTCGTCCGTCATCTGTCGTCCGTCATCTGTCGTCCGATTCAGATCGCCATTTGCGGCGGCGGCACGTAAGGAAAGCCGCGGAAATTGACCAGATTGTTGAACTTTGCCTGGCACGTCGTCAGCGTGTGATCGCAGCCGAAGAACACCGTGAAGCCGTCGCCTGGCGCCGGCACGCTCTGCAGCGGATTGATGAGGTTCAATGAAGAGCCGTTCACCGCGGAGCCGACCGTCGCCGTCACGCCGGCGAGAACGCCGGACGTGAACGTGATCGTGCCCTGGGCAAAATTGGCGTTGGCGCCGGACCAATAGAGGATCGAGGCGGTCGATCCGGCGCCGACCGTGCCGCTACTGCTGTACGACGGCGATGTCGACGTCTTGCTGAGACCGCAGCCGCTATCGTAGAGCGTATGCAGGCAGGTCGGCTGATACATGTTGCGCGGCATGTCGATATCGAGCAGCACCAGATCGGAATTGACGGTCAGCTTTGCCGAAGTACGGCCGATCTCATCGATCGTGCCGAGCCGCCCCTTGAACAGCATCGCCGCGCCGATCGCCGTGCCGCCCAGCCGGTCGGAGAAAAACACCCGGTAGCGGACGATCTCGCAGCCGTCGAACGAGCCGTCGCGCAACGCCTGCAGAAACGGCGCGCCGCCGGAGATGGCATCGGTCGAGCGCGCCGCGACGGTGATCTGCTGCTGGTCGGCCTCGAGCCCGACCGCGGCCTTGTATTTGAGGCCGTCGACCAGGATGGAATTTGCCAGATAAGTGACGCCCCCATAGACGAAAGTCACGTCGATATTGGTATAGGCGAGCGTTGAGCCGCCTTGCAGCGTGAACAAAAAGGCGTCCGCCATCAACAATTGCGCGTCCGGGGCGGCGCGCGCCGCATTGAGGTACGAGATCAGCGCAGCCGAAGCAGGCTTCATCTCACTGCCCGCTCTTGACGCTGCGGAATTTCATGCTTTCGAGCTTCCACAGGTTCGACATGAATTCCTCGAATTCCATCTGGTCGTCGAGAAACCGGCACTGGAAGGCGAAAGAGAAGTCGGCGGACACCACCACGCCGGCGCCAGGCGGCGTCGTGAAGGTCAACGTGCTCGGCGCCGTCGGGCTGTAGCTGCCGACAGATTGCGGCGTGCCATTGAGATACACATTCGCGACCGCGGTCACCCAGCCGACCGGCTCGGCGAAGCCGCCGAGCGCACGGACAAAGGTGAAGGCCGTCGTCGTGCCGTCGCCGACGCCAATACCTTGGCCGGTGGCGGTGCTGTCGTCGGGATCGGTGTAGAGAAACGTGCCGAACTGGCCCTGCAGCTGCAGAAAGAATCCCATCAGGCTTTGCAGGCTCGACGCGCCGAGCCCGGCAAATCCGCTCGCCGACGAAGTAAGACCGCCATAGGTCGCCTCGAACTCGTAGAGCGGATAATTCATCAGCGCGACGCGGACCTCGCGGCCAGATACATGCGAGGCGATGCGCGTGTTGAACGCGGGCTTCTTACGGCGCGACCAGGCCAGCCCCGGCACTGTCGGCAGCGAAGGCGGCGTGGTCATGGCGTTTCGCTCCTGTCATACCCGCGCGCCGCGCAGCCCGAGATGGGCGCCGCTCTTGATGCCGTTATTGATGGCGCGGATCATGTGTTTGGCGTTGTCGTGGAAGAAACGCTCGATGCTGCGCGAGTCGAGCGCCGAGATATGGACGCCGACATGGGTATCGCCGCCGCCGCCGCCGCCGCCATCGCTTTTGCCGGTATAAGGTCCAGAGCCGACGGCGGGCTTTATCTGCTCGCCCTGGTGAATCATCGCGAGACCGGAGCGCAGCACGTAATCGGTGCCGACGTCGAAGCTCGCCGTCCCCACCAGGCCCATGGCGCTGGAGGCAATGGCGCCGCCGGCCGCCAAGCCGATGGCCGGCGCGGCCGGCCCGGCTTCGGGCGCAACATCCGCCGACACCGCCGCCGCGGTTTGTCCGGCCGATGCGAAGATCGATTTTATGGCGTTGGCAATGGTCTGAAAAATGCTGGTCTCGCCGCTGGCAGTCTCGGCCGCGGACCGCGCCGCCGCGCCGGCCGTTGTCGCACCCGTCTTCGAGCCTTCAGTTGCGACATGGGTGGCAAGCTGGCGCGCTTCGTTGGCGAGATATTCCAACGTGAGCTTGACCTGCTGCTCGATCATTTTAAGCACCAGATCGGCGGCGATATTCTTCATTGCCTTCGACCACTTTTCGGTGCCGGCCAAGAGCTTTTGCAATTGCGAATCGAAGGCGCTCGCCACCTGATCGGCGGCGGCTTTCCATTCCTGTGCGGTTTTCAGCGCCGCCTGATCGTTGGCCTTTTCGATGTCGTTGGCGGCCTTGGCCTCGACCACGGCTCTTTGGTTTGCAATACGATTCAAAACGACCGCATTGCCCTGCGCGTTCGCAGCGTCCTTATCGAGTGCCTTCTGCTGCGCCGCCAGACGCTGATTGATCGCGTTAATGGTTGCCGCGGTCTTTTGTTGCTCGGTCATTTCATGGAGCGCAAGAGAGCTTTTGAGCTTCTCCATCTCGTCCTGGTAGACGAGATTGGCGAGCTGCATCTGCGTCCGCGCATTGTCCGCGGCCATGCGCGCAGCGTCCCGGTTGGAGACAGCCGCGCCGAGCTTTCCCCCCGCTTCGGTTGCGCTTTCGCCCAGCTCCTCGAGCTGCCCGGAAAGATCCTTGATCGATGCCATGTAACCTTGAACCGCGGCCTTGGCGCGACCGACCCCCTCCTCGAGCCCGTCGGTCGAGGCGCCAAAGCTCACTTGGACGCTGGTGTCGTCAGCCATGAGAAAACCCTCGGCGGCTTATTTGATGGTTCCGGTCGGAAACATGGCGAGCAGGTCGTGATAATTCTTCGACGGCTTCTCCGGCGGTTTATGGCCGAGATAAGCGGCGAACAGCCGGCGCAACGGCGGGCAACCCGCCCAGGCGCGATGCAGGTCTTCGAGAAAGAAAACGTCGACCTGGTCCAAGACCTGATCGCGCGTCCATTGCAACTCGATCACGAGGTCGGCGACGAGCGCCCGCCACTCGAAGGCGTCGAAGCGCTCGTCGCCGAAATTTCCCCCACGGTATCGACCTTCCTGCCGCCGGCCTGCTCGATGACGACCGGCAGCGCGGCGACCAGCTCGGCAATGGTGATGGGCAGATCGAAAAACTCGTCATGGGTCAGCCGGGGATGGGCCCGGCGCAGGCCGTGCCACAGCACCTCGGCCAGCGGCACGAGCCGCTCACCCGACAAGTTGTCCATGCCGATGCCGGACAGTTTCGGTACATGATCGGCAATGGCCAGGATCTGCCGCAGCGACAGCGGCGCCACATGGAAATCCTGGCCGCCGAGGCGCACCGGGCGCGCCGTCGCCAGGTCGATGGATTCGTCACGATCGAGGCTCACGCGGCATCTCCCTATTCGCTCAGGCTGATGGTGCCGACATTGTTCGACGCGTCCGCGATCGCCTGGAAATCGAACTCGGCGACGGTGAATTTCTGGTTGGCGAACGGCAGCGACAGCTTTGGCGAGACGCAGGCGTTGAGCTTCACGATCAGGTCCTTGCTGGTGCCGAAATAGTTGAAGGTTTCCTTCAGCGATATTTCGAATGTCGGCAACGGGCCGGTGAGCTGGTTGGCGAGGCTGATCTTGTTCCCGGAAGCGACCGTGTAGCTGTAATAAATCAAAACCGCGGCGCCGTTGTCGGCGGTGTTGAAGCTGTAGACGCCGCTCGCCACGCTGTATTGGCCCTGCGCCGGCGAGGACGCCACCGGCACGAGCTGCGCGCCGCTCAAGGCGTAGAACACGCCGTAATCCTCGACAAAGGTCGAGCTGTTGGCGACCGTCACGGCGCCCGAGGCGACCGTATCGCTTTCGCCGGTGGTCATTTCCAGCATGCTGTTGGCGGTGAGCGTCTGGCCGAGGAACAGATTGTTGATCTGGCTCGCCTGCAGGCGCGCGAACTTCGCCTTGCCGGCGATCTTGAACTCGCCGCCGCCGGCCGCGACCGGCATGTTGTACTGGCCGAGCAACAGCTCGATCTTGCGGTCGAAATCGAGCGAAACCGATTCCAGCGTGCCGAGCAGCGCGGGCGGCGTGTTGGCGACGTCGGTGCGCTTGCCGATCAGCGTGCCTGAGCCGAAGGCGTATTGGGTCATGGGCGGTGTCTCCTGAGTCAGAGCCTGGGGAAATGGGGCGATTAGCGAAATAGCGAATGGCGAATGGCGAGCAACGAGCGGGAGGGACAAAACCCTTCCCTACTCGCTATTCGCCACTCGCCATTCGCAATGCCGTTTACGGTACCAAAATCTGGAACGGAATTGCAGCGACCGCTTTGCCATCGATATCACCAGTATCGATGAACACCGGACCGAACGAATAACAATGCGCGACGAGCCCGCCGAGGGTCTGCTTGTTGCCGCTCATCGCATCGGCGCCGCTCGGGACGACCGCAGCATCGACGGCGTCGAGCAGCGCATTCATGGCGGTGTCCGGCGTATCCTCCGGATCCATGCCGGCCGAGAGATAGACGAACACATGGGCATTGATAGTCAGCGTCGGCAAACCCTCATTCTGCCGGCCGCGCACTTCGCCGGTCTTAAGCATGGTCAAAAACGGCATCTGCGTCTCGTTGACCTGATCCCAATGCACGAAGCGCCGGCTCGTCGCCGTGAAACTCGCCGCGCTCTTGATGAGATCGAAAAAGGCAACGGAAATCTGTTCGCGGGTGACCGTGGTCATCGCGTTTCCTCGTGAATTGTCGTTCCATTACCCTGTAGCCGCCGCCTTATACCGTGAACCTCAGGGCAAGATAGTCATTATATGGAGTCCCAAGAAAAAGCGTCGCTACGCTCGCCCGTTTCCAGAAAATGCAACGCTATCTTTTTCAATTCGTCAAAGGTCAATATGTTTCGTGCCGGCACCGGAGTGGGGGTATTTGCGGTGAGAAACTCAACATACCCGCTCGTCAAACGTCGTTCAGGTGGAACGGCGACGAGGTACGGCGGATCGCCGTCAGTGCGACTGTATTGGACACAACCAATCTCACCGCCCATCCCGATCATAAGCTCAAAGCCGTTGTCGCCCGAGAATCGTCCGAAGAACGGAGCGTTGCTTCGCCTTCTGTTGAGCAAGTCGACGAGCGATGCCCCGTCCGCAATAACCTCGCCATTCATTATGTCTAATTTGTCCTGCTGATTGACATATTTGATCTTCATGGGCCGATGCCTCTGAATTTTAGGACCTTACCGCTTGGGAGAATAACGTCCAATGTAGCGCCCTGTGGAAGCATCTTCGGCAGCAATTCAGTGCAGGTATCACATATGTCCGGATTATTTATGTAGAGGGTACCCTGCATGAGTCCTTGATCGCGCATAATAGCGGCAGCGTGGCCTTCTACGTGCGACTTCGTAATCAAGTCAAATCCAGAACTCTGTGGCGGCATATTTGCAGCTGGGCCATCATATCCGCTTTCCAATTCAATAGGAGAATGGTTTGGGATATCAAGAATCCCAGAAGTCTTCCCTCCTGTGTATGGCGCCAGTTTTGGCGGTAGCCCGCCCGGAAATGGTAGCTTTGGTTGCGGTTCAACTGTTTCGGGCGGTTCGGACGGCGCCTTCGCTGGAGCTTCTGGTGTCGGTAAAGGTTCGTTTGGAGGCGAAACCCGGGGCAACCCTCGCGGAAAAGGAAGCTCAGGTGGTCCGCCGGGAGCCTCTCCGCCACCACCAAACTCCGGCTTTTCCCAAGGCTTATGCCTGGGATCCATCATAGCCGGCACGACGTTGGGAGCTTCGGGCGCCGCTGTCGCCGGCGCAAACCAACCGGGATTTGGACGCACACCGGCGCGTGGATGTTTCGTTGGGTCCCAATTCGCTTTGAGCAAACGGCTACGACGCAGTTC